ATATCTCGCGATCCATGAGACGGATGAGGCAGAGTGCATGGCGAAGGGGATGAGTTACCCCCAAGCCCACAAGGTGGCCACGGCGGCGGAGCGCAAGGCAGTCGAGGCGGATGGCATATCCTGGCGGCATTACACGGCCGAGATCGACGGCTATCTGGCCAAGATTGAGCACGAGGCGAACACGAACCCGCCGAAGGTCAAGCTCCATGTTGATCCCGCGAAGGCGATCGACCACCATCATTCGAGGAACAAGTCGAGATAGGCGCGGCGGCCTGGGAGGCGAAAGCCGTTAGGACCAGCAGCCAAGGTTCCGCAACGACACAGGGCCTTGGTCCGTGGGGTGTATCCGTTCCCCCTGAGAGAGAGTAGCGCGCCGCCAATAGCCGGGGAATAGCCGTGATCGAAACGAAAGCCGATCTGCTTCGCAAGCTTCGTCACACACCGCCAGACTGGCTAGATTGGCCGGAGTGGAAAAGGCGGCTATGGGAAAAGCTGATGAAGCCAGCCATCGCTGCTGTTGAAGAATTGCCGGACGATTATCAGCAGGAAGTCCCTAATTAAAAGAGGCGCCGCGTCTGCAGCCGCAGCGCCCCTCCAATATACATTTACATATGTTTACGTATGTACCTTAGCCTATGGTCTCAACTCGTCGCTGGTCCTCACGCTCGGCGTCTGTCTTCGGCGTGGCCGGGAGCTGGAGCACGGTCGCTTCCTGCCCCACGGGCAACAAGGTCAAAAGCGTGACCTCGCCGTCCGGTGTTTCGAGCGCATCGTGGTGGGTGTGCGGGATGTGCTTCTTGACCTGCCGGAAGATAGCGACGCTGTATTTGCTCTCTTCCGCGAACGGACTGAAAAAGAAACGAGGTAACCTGCGTTGCATTTTTTTGGCGAACGCAATCTCAGTGCCCGGGAGCACGCACACCGCGACGTCAAGGTCGTTGACGTCGGCGAACCCGCTAGTGCCTAACCCGAAGTTCTTCGTGATGAGCTTGTCTCCGACGGCGGCGGCACGGGACTTCACGGCGCTCAGCGAAAAGTCGCACATTTTGACCTCTCCATATTGAGTTTGCGTCTCGATCGACGACCTCGATACACGTCTCGATCGAGTCGCTGACTTGACAAATAGATTGCGACTCTACTATGACCTTTCCCCCAGAACTGCCGGCCCCCCATGCGCGGGTGCCGAAGGGCGAGCTTCCCGAGCCGGGACTTGATCGCCAGGGGGACGTGCCGAGCCCGGGCCGGGTGACGGCAAGATCCAAAAAGCAATGATCGGTGCCGTCGCGGGCCGCGATGGCGGGGACCTCTAGGCTAAAGCTGTGCCGGGCTGGCTCAGTTTACGCCAAAGACTGGGGCAGCTATTCCCATGGCTAACACCGCCGCACCCTATGGCTTCAAGCGCTGGGGGGGCCAGTCTTCCACGCCGCAGAACTTCGGGTTTGCGAGTGGACAGCCGGTCCCTGGTAGTGCCACCGCCTACGGCTACCGCATCCTGGCTGGCTTCGCGACCGCGATCTTCTTCGGCGATGCGGTCCGCATGGATGTGACCGGCCCAAACGGCTCCATCGTGCCATGGGCCAACGGCGATGGCGCGGCTGCCGCCACCAGAATCCTGGTCGGCATCTTCCTCGGCTGCGAATACTACTCAACCAGCCAGAGAAAGACTGTCTACAACAATTACTGGCCAGGATCAGACGCGACCGGCGACGTGCGCGCCTACGTCGAGGACGACTCGAACTCGCTCTGGCAAGTGCAGGGCGGCGTCGGGACCGCCATCGGCGACGCCACGATCGGCCAAACCGCCGACATTGTCGCCACCCCTGTCGGCAATACGAACACCGGCATTTCCGGCATGTCGCTGTCCACCCCGACCACCACGGTCACGCTTCCGTTCAAGGTTGTCGGGCTTGTCACTTCACCGCCTGGACCGAATGGGAATGACCCGACGACCCCCTTCAACAACGTGGTCGTCGCGTTCAATAACCAGATGTTCAAGGCACTCTTGGGGGTCTGAGCCGTGGCAATCAACGTCGCAGCAGTCCGCGATCTTCTCGTCCCCGGACTTCGGGGGGTGGTGGGCGAGTACAAGCAATGGCCTGCGATCTGGCCTCGGCTCTACGATCAGGGCAAGTCAGATATGGCCCAGGAACGCACCGCTTCGATGCGCTTCCTGCCACTGGCGCAGCTAAAGACCGACGGCGGCCAGACCACGTTCGACAACAGCAGCGGCGAGGCCTGGGTCTACAACCAGCTTCACGTCGGCATCGGCCTTGGCTACGCGATCACCCGGAACACGATCGCGGACAATCTTTACAAGGCCCAGTTCCGGCCGTCGAACCTCGGCCTGCAGCGCTCGTTCGCTCAGACCAAGGAAATCTACGGCGCCGCCGTGTTCAACAACGCTACCACCTTCGACCAGACGGTCGGCGGCGATGGCGTCTCGCTTCTGAACGCTGCCCATCCGCTGCCAGCGGGCGGCTCCGGTCCGGCGACATGGGCGAACCGTCCGACCGTCGATGTGGACTTGAACGAGTCCACTCTTCTGAGCGGCATGATCTCGATCCAGACCGGCTTCTACGACAACGCCGGACTGCGCATGATGGCCACTGGCAAGTTGCTGGTGATCCACCCGAACAACGAGCCGGTCGCGCAGCGCCTGCTTCGCGCCGAGCTTCGTCCGGGCACCTCGCAGAACGACCCGAATGTCATCCCGACCACGGCAGGTGGGGTCACCGACTACGTGAAGAACGTGTTCTTCACCTCGGCGTTTCCCTGGTACATCAAGACGGATCAGCCCGGGCTTCTGTACCTTGAGCGCGAGCCCTTCGAGATCGACATGCAAGTCGATTTCACGACCGACAACCTGCTCGTAAAGGGTTGGGAGCGCTACAGTTTCAACTACAATGACCCGCGTGCACTTTGGGGGACCGCTCCCACCAGCTAAGCGGTAGGTTGATCTCCGACGCAAAAGGGTAAGCAGCGATGGCAATCGACCTGGAAATTGGCCCCCTGATCTCGACGGGCCTCGCCATCTATCCGACGGATAGCAAGGGCAACCCCCTTCCTGGGACGCAGGAATCCGATCTCGAAGCGGGCCCGAACCTCAGCTATCAGGGTGACGGCTTTCTTGACCCGCGCTTTTACGTCCAGAAGGACTATTGCGCGGGCCGCCAGGGCACGGTCACCTCGCACCTGAACAGCCCGTATGTCCTGTCGTGTGATCAGGCGCCTGCCGCCTCGGCGGCGACGCCGGTCAATATCGCTGCTGCCGCTGCTATCGTCAGCGGCACGCCGATGGTGCTCGCCGGCGCATCGGCCGGCATTTCGACCAACGTCCCGTTCTTCCCTTTCAAGTCATCGACGCTGGTGACGGCACCTATCGCGCTCGACTTCGGTTTCCTGGCGGCTGCTGCATCGGCCGGTGTCGAAACTTGCACGGTCACGACGACCAACGGCAACCAGCTCACCGCATCGAGCTTGCTGGCGGCCTCGAATTTCTATGTCGGCCAGTGGGTGGTCATACCCAACGGTGCCTCGGCGACCACGCCCTTCATCGGCTATGTCACGGCGATCTCGGGCGTCACCATCACGCTTTCCGCCAATCTTGGCATCGCATCGACCACCGTCGTGATGGTCGGCTCGGCCAATATCCCGAACGTGACGTGGCCGGCCGGGTCGGCCGCCTCGGGGGCTTGGCCGTATCTCGCGGGCGGCATCGGCGCCTTTCTCAATCCGAAGGAATCCATCTGCCGTGGGGTGGGCATTGTCTCCACCGCGGGCGGCACGGGTACGCTGCAGATCCAGGGCTATGACCTTTACGGCCAGCCGCAGACCGAGAACATCGTCGCCAACGCCACCACGGTCGTCTACGGCAACAAGACCTGGAAGTACATCAGCGCGGTCGTTCCGCAGACCACGGATGCTGGCCATACCTACTCGGTCGGCACCTCCGACCTGTTTGGTTTTGCGGTGCGGTCGGACCGCTGGGAGTACACCAACATCTTCTGGAACGGATCATTCACAACGGCGGCGGTTTCGGCGTCGGGCGCTTGGCTTGGTGGTGATCTGACCAATCCAGCAACAAGCACGACCAAAGATGTTCGCGGCGTTTTCCAGCCCAGTGCTCGCGGTCCGCTTGCGACTGCCGCTGCGACCGCCGCAAACGGCTCGATTCGCTTGGCCATGTTCTTGTCGTTGCCGCTCTACAACGTGATTTCGGCGACGCCTGCCAATCCGACGCCACTGTATGGTGTGATCCCGGCGTAAAGCCTGACCTGATCGCGAGCGGGTTTTCTCGCGGCCGAGCCCACGGACCCGGGCCTTTGAGGACGAAGACCATGAGCAGGGCGCGACACAAAGCCAAGAAGGCAAAGGGCGGCGTTGTCCATTGGGAAGCGGGCGAGCACACGCCGGAAGCCAAGGAAGCCGAAGAGAAGAAGCACGGTGGTCACGTCCACGGCGAGGGCGAGAAGGCCAAGCATCGCGCTGACAAGCGGGCGCGAGGCGGCGCAGTGTCTTCTGAGCTTCACGCGATCAAGCCGATGAGCATGCACCACAAGCACGGGATGAAGATCCCGGGCCGCAAGCGCGGGGGCGGGGTTGGCGCCGACAAGCATCCGCTGACTGAGGCCGCCAAGGTCAAGCACATCATCCCTGGCGAGATCGCGGAAGAGGGCGTCCCCTCCGATTGATGGGAGCGAGTCGAGGGGCGGCGAGCAATGGCCAGGATTACTGCTGCGCGCCGCCACGCTCTTCCAAAGTCGGATTTCGTTTTCCCTGACGAGGAAGCCTATCCGGTTGACACACCGGGGCGTGCGCGCAATGCCTTGTCCCGGGGCGCGCAGCACGCTTCGCCGGAGAAGCTCGCGAAGATCAAGCGGAAGGTTCACGCCAAGTATCCGTCGATCCACGTCAGCGGCGAGGGCGAGACGCCGAAGCATCGGGCAGACCGCCCAAGGCGGGGGTAGAAGATGTCCACCGAGACTGTCTTCACCAAGCAGATGGCGGCGGCCGTAGCGAACGGCATCTGCGTATCGCAATCTGGATCGGCGCTCACACCGCTCGTACTGAACGGCTCTCTCACTAATGCTCTTTCCACCACGACCACCGCCGCGGTCGCCGCCGGTGGCGTCGTTCTGCCGCTCTCCTCGGTTGCCGGTCTCGTCGTCGGTCAAGTCGTCACCGATACGTCCGCTGTCGCCATTGCTGGTGGCACAACTATTGCGGCCGTCGGCGCCAGCAGCGTTACGCTCTCGCGTCCGGTTGGGGGCGTCGGCGTCGGCAACGGGGATACGATCGTCTTTCCCGGCACGGCGACGATCGACGTCGCGACTGCGACGAACTCGGCGATCGGGCGGCGGGTTGCTATTGCCTACACCGGCACCGACACCTCTTTCACGATCGTCGGCACCAATTCGACCGGCAACGTCATCACAGACATAGCTGTCGGCGCGACCGGAGCGGCCCAGTCGAACCTCGACTTTGTGACGGTGACGAGCATCACGCCGGTCGGCGGCGGTCTGACGGCCCTTACCGCCGGGACAAATGGTGTCGGCTCGTCCCCCTGGTGGACGGTCAACTGGCGCGGGAAGCCACCTCAGACCGTCAGTGCTGGCGTTGAATTGGTGACCGGGACGGCGACCTATACCGTCGAGTACACTTTCGACGATCCCAATGCCCTGCAGGGGACGGTTCTGTTCCCGCTCGCGTTCAGCACTCAGACGCCGACGCTTCTCAAGGCGGTGTCGGCTACCGGCGACGGCGTCTTCAACTTCGCGTTCAAGGCCTTGAGGCTGAGCATCACCGTCAACGGACCCGGCGAACTGCGCGCGAGATTTGTCCAGGCTGGGATCGGATAAGGGACACCAATCTGGGGTCTGACGTGATAGAAAGCCCCGGGCACTCGTCGAGGGGCGATTCCTTTGGCTACCAGCGGCACCTTCACTTTCAATCCGGCGCTAGGCACGCTGTCGCTGCTGGCGTTCTCGCGCTGCGGGATCAAGCGCACTGAGGTGCTCTCCGAGCACATGCAGAACGCCTTCCTCGAAACCAACCTGATGCAGTCAGGCTGGGCGGCGGACGGGATCACGTTCTTTACGGTGCAGCTTAAGACCACGCTGCTCTCGCAAGGCCAGCAACAGGTAACGGTTCCGGCAGAAGCGATCGCGGTGCTCGATGTCTACATCAACAACGGAACGACAAACCGGCTTCTGTTCCCGTTCTCGCGCACTGATTTCGCGAGCTTGGCGGTGCCACAGCAACAGGCGCCGCCTACAAGTTTTTGGCTCAATCGCGGTCTGACCCAGGTCATCAATCTGTGGCCGGTGCCGGACAACGCCGCCGTCTACACCCTGAATTATTACATCTATACCCAGGTGCAGGACGCCATCTTTCGCCAGGGCGGCCAAGCGGCAGTCCCGGAGTATTGGCTTGACGCCTACGTGGCGGACCTCGCGCACCGGCTATCCCGCCACCATGCTCCGGCGCTTGAGGCAATACGGAAGGTCGACGCCAAGGAAGCGTACGATCGGGCCTGCAAACAGGTCGAGAACGCGCCTCTCTACATCACGCCCGGGCTGTCCGGGTACTACCGGCCGGAGGGCGGCTACTGATGCGTTCGCAAATGACCAGGGCGCGTGTCGACCCCCAGAACCCATCGGCCTGGGCGGAATGCGACCATTGCGGCTTTTGGTTCAATCTGCGGAATCTTGCCTTCCAATACGAATGGGCGGGGACGCACCTCTACAACACCGGCTCGTTCCGATGCCCGAAGTGCATCGATGTCCCGCAAGAGCAATTGCGCACGATCATCCTGCCGCCGGACCCGCCGCCGATCTACAACGCGCGCGTTCCGAACTTCGCCTATGAAGAACAAACGCCGATGATTGCCGAAACCCCCGGGACCAGCTCGCGTGCTCCGGGGCAGCCATGGGGATACGGGCCGGAGTTGATTTTGTGCATGCAGGACGGCGAGACGCCGTTCCTGATGCAGTATCGATCGTCGTCGTGAGGGGGCTATGGCGATCCCGGTTGATGGCCGATTGACCAGCCAGAACATCTTCGCGGGTCCGTTCAACGGCACCGAGGTGATGTATGTCGTCTCGCCCGGCAATGCCGCGCAGGGCCAGAGTTTCCAGGCTACGACCGGCACCCTGGCGTCGTTCTTTTCGACCTTCCCGGCGCGTGCCCACGCTTCGGTCTTTGCCGCCGCGCCCGCGGCGCTCACTCCGGGAATCACTACGGCGCAGATGCTGGGGCTTTCCTCGGGCGCCACGATCATCACGCCGAACGCAACCGGCCAAGTTGCGATCAGCATTGACGGCACGGTGCTGGTCGGCAGCACCACCAACGGTGCGATCATCCAATGCCGCTTTGCCACCGGCAACGGGCCTGCCAACGGCACCAACGTGACCGGCAACGTATGCGGAGCGCCCAACTCCGGGCAGGTCTCCTATCTGGCTGGCTTGGCTACAGCGAAAACGCCGTTCCATGTCAGCGGCCTCCTTACGGGGCTGACCCTCGGCGTGGCGATCTGGATCGACCTTTCGGTGCTCAACACCACGGGTGCGCAGGCGGTAACGATCAGCAGCGTCACGATTGCGGCGCATGAATTTTAATTTTAGGAGGCGACCAATGTTCTGCATCAAGACTGGCATGAAGAACGAGTCCGATGTGGCGATGAAGTACGCCGCGCCTAGCGCGCTTGTCCTCACCGGCATCCAGATGGTCGAGGATCTGGAAAAGAGCGTCCCGAAGGACTGCGAAGCGATCATGTCTTTCGGCATGTGCGGCGGGTTGCGGCCGGCTGCCCCGATCGTCGGCCAGACGATTATCGCCTCTAGGCTGATCGGGCCGGACGGCGAGACTTATGAAGTCGATCACGCCTGGAAACAGCGCCTCTTCGAGACCACGAGGTTCTTCGTCCAGCCGTACTATTCCTCCGGCAGGTACAACGAGGCGAACACCCCGGCACAGCGAGCGACGCTCTATGGCCGCACCGGCGCGTGGTGTGTGGATGATGAGAGTCTGTGGGTTGCGCGATTCGCCAAAGCGCGCAACATTCCCTTCGTGATCGCGCGCAACTGCTCGGACCAATGGGACCAGGACGTCTCGGTCACGTCCGCGATGCTGACCTCGAAGGGCGGCGTTGATTTGGTGGCGATTTTCAAGGGTGTTGTCACGTCGCCAATCACGATGGGGCGGATCGCCCTCAGCTATGCGAAGTCACAGAGCGAACTGGAGAAGTTCGCGGAGAAAATAGCCCCGGGCTTTGGCTGGGAAAAATGAAAATAGGCCGTACCCTGAAATGGCTTGCTGTCCTGCTGTTGGTCTGCGGCTTGGCCATCTGTCTCGCGCTCCTGATCAGGCCAGCGTGGGCGCACGACAAGCAGCACCCAAGTCTCACCGACTGGTTCAAGTCACTGAACAATTCGCAGGGTACGCCATGCTGCGACGGCAGTGATGCCACGCGCATTGAAGATGTAGACTGGCAGACGGTATGCGAAGCTGGCACTGGCCAGTGTCACTATCAGGTTCGTTTAGAACAGGCGTGGTGGAACGTCCCGGACGAATCCGTCATAAAGACCCCGAACCGGGTCGGCCCCGCTCTGGTGTGGCCGATTTTCTACGGCACCAAAGGCAAAGCCGACTTCAATGTTCTCATCCGTTGTTTCATACCAGGATCAGGGGCTTAACAGCCCGCGTCCTTAATAAGGACACGCTTTCTTCAACTATCCGCCCTGATACTGATATGAGTGTCGAGCGCTTCAACCACCGAAAAGGTTAAGATTCATGGGCGAGCTTCTCCCCCTGTCGGTTCTCAAGACCCTCTGGTCCCATGGGGATCAGCATGTGCCAGGGTTGATCGAGGGCATTGCGGCCTCAGCGCCTGCGGTGTTCGAAAAGTATGGCGTTACGACCACCTTGGAGGTTGCCCATATCATGGCGCAATTCTCCGAGGAATGTGGCGCCGGGTTGGAGATGGTCGAGAACTTGAACTATTCCGCCGAAGGATTGCGGCGAACCTTCCCGACCCATTTCACCGAGTCCATGGCCGAGCACTATGCCCACAACCCGCGCATGATTGCCGACGTGGCCTATGGCGGGCGCATGGGCAACGCCCCGCCGCCCTCTGACGACGGCTGGAACTATCGCGGCAAGGGCCTGTCGCAATTGACCGGCAAGGCCAATTACACGCGCCTTGCGGTCGTTACCGGACTCGACGTGATCCACGACCCCGATATTCTTATTCGACCCGCCACGGCGCTCGAATGTGCCGTGGCTGATTTCGTCCGCATCTGCGGCTGCTTGCCGCTCGCCCGGCGCGACGACGTGCACGGGGTGACCCTCCATCTCAACGGGGGCTACAACGGCCTTGCGGAGCGCATACGCTGGCTTCGCGAATGGAAGGTGGCCCTGAAGCCGTTCTGGCAAACCGCACCAGCGGCCAAGCCACAGGCCTATACGCAGTCGTCAACGGGTACTCCCGTTCCCCTGAGTGGTGCGACCGATCCCCCGCCAGAAACGGCCGGCCAGGGGGTTTCCTGGGTCGGGCCGCCACCGCCGCCACCCAACCCGAGCCCGATCATGACGGCGCTGGCTAATCTCAAGGCCGAAGTCGAAAAGATCGTTTGAAAGGGAACCGTTTATGACGATCAAAGGAGTGGTGCTGCTTTCCTACGGGATGGGCGGAGCGGCGATCGAGACATGGTCGACCGGCCTTCGCCTGCTGACGCAGCGGTGCAAGGCGGCCGGCCTTGAGACCTTCGCCTCGCCGTACAACTGGAGTCAGGTCAACGAGCTTGACGCGATCATCGCGCGGGTCCCAGCGGGCATCCCGATCGCGGTTGGCGGCTCAAGCCTGGGTGACGACAATGCGCCGGTCGTTGCGTCCCGCACCAAGCGGATCATCCGCTATCTGTTCGGGTTCCAGGACTCGATGTATGGCGTCAACGTCAAGGTGCCCGACAACGTCCAGTTCGCGGACAACATCTACAATCCATCCTGGATCCAGACCCTCGGCCTTGGTTATCGCCAGTGGAAGCGCACCACGCCCCGCTCGGACGACACCAAGACGGGACGGCTTCGCAATATCCCGATCTATGCGCCACACCCGGACGACTGGGGGGTCGCGCAGGATATCGTGTTCTCGCGCATTCATGCGCTGATTGCGACGGCGCCGCCGCCGGTTGCGCCGATCACGGCAAGCTCGGGAGCGTAAAAATGGTAAACTCCGTGATATTAGCCCCGCTCGAACGGTGGGGCCTTCGCTTCGAGGGGTTCTCCGACGCGCAGATCACTCAACTCGAAGGGATCATGCCCGACATCGAGCACCTCGCGAACCTCGCCACCAAGGAGTTGCCGGCCGCCGAGAACTTGCTTAACCTCGTTGAGGCCGAGCTTCCGCGCATCAACCGCATCGTGCCGGTGATCGCGATGGCTATCCGCACCTTCAACGCCAAACAAAGGGGTTTAACGTCATGACCACGACGCCTGCGAAGCCCGCTATCCCGGTTACTCCGCCGGCCGCGACCGGCTTGACCGCTTTCGTCCATAAGCTGGAAGTTGGGTTTGCGAAGGACGAGCAATGGGTCGTCGCCGAGTTCACCAAGGGCTGGCAGTTATTGCAGAGCGCCGAGAAGACGGCCCAGGTGGACATAGAGAACATTTTCCATTGGATTGCAGCGCACCAATCCACCCTCCTGGCCGCCCTCCAGGAAGCTCTCAGCGCGGCCTCGATTCTTGGGAACTTCATCCCTGGCGCCGGCCCGACCGTGGCAGCGGCCACGCTTGCGATCAACGCCGCCACCGAGGCCGTGAACGTGCTTTCAAAGTCGGTGCTCGCTGGGTCTACGCCGCTCTCAACGGCGGTCAGCGCCTATCACGCCGTGAAAGATGCACAAACGGCGGTCAACGCGGTCCTCAAAGCAAGCACGACCAAGCCGCCGACAGTCTCTGCGGCGGCGGCCGCGGCGCCAGTGACGCCCGTGAAGTCGTAGGGTAGACGCTACGCAGCTAGATTAGGTACTGTGAAGCCGCCCCGAATCGGGGGCGGCTTTTTCTTTGGTTCTGGGGGCGCATATGGCTGACGACGAGGTGAGGCCACAGACCTGGACTAATTCACAGCAGATCATTGCCTTTGCTGTGGTCGGCACGTTCATCGGGGTTATTTTAATCTGGCTGTTTCATCCCCCTCAGTCTTTGGACCAAGCGGCCCTCGGCATCATCAATATGCTGATCGGGGTCCTGGTCGCTAAATTTACGACTGTGGTGGACTACACCTTTGGCTCCAGCGCAGAATCGAAGAACAAGGGCGACTCTCAAAGCCGCACTATCGACCGCCTCACGTCATCGCTCACTGGCACCGGCCCCGGCGTCGTAGCCGCTGCTAAGGCAGCGGCAGCGGAGGTTGCCCCTGCCGCTGCCGCCGTGGCCGCCCCACCCGCCGCCGATGTAGCGGCACCGCCTGCAGCGGAGGTTGCCGTAGCGGAAGCGTTCGCCAAACGTGACGAAGATCACCCTGGAGGGAACAAAGATGGGTTTTCTCGCTGATCTAAAGGCGCTGTTCACAACTGCGCCGACCTACGCCCAGAAAGTGCAATATCTCGATAACAAGGCGTCGACTGTCGGCGGCAATCTCAACTGGCGCAACTCCGTCGTTGATTTCCTCAAGCTGATGGGGATGGACAGCAGCATGAGTTCGCGAGCGACGCTTGCTAAAGAGTTGGGCTATGCAGGCGAGTACACCGGCACATCCGAGCAAAACGAATGGCTCAAGCAAAACCTCATGGATCATTTGGTGCGGAATTGACGGCCGAGTTCGATCCGAGGCAAGAGGCTTTGGCAGCGGTGCGCGCGGCGTTCCATGAAAACATCAAGACTGTCTCGTCCGCTACCCTGGCCAGGGCGGCGGGGGGCGAACCTGTCGATAGCGTTATGGCCCACTTTCGCCTATCTCTTCATCTCGTCTTTTCGCTCTACGAGATGCACGTTAAAGAGATCGAAAGGCTTGGTGAGGCGAGAGCGGTATGAAGGTTGAGAGGAGAAGGGGGGGCAAGCAATGGTCAGGCGAGTACCAAGCGCCGACGAATCCAACGGCGGTGCTCTGCGCTATAACACTGGTGTCATGGCAGACCCGACACCGCTGACTACGCAGCAATTGCTGCGCGAGAACTTCTGGCTTCGCGAGCTTCTTGAAGCGCAACTCGGTGCGATCGAAGCTCGTATAGACGCGAGCGACAAAGCCGTCAAACTGTTGCAGGCATTTGCCGACCGGACCCCGACAACCATGGACGTGCAGCATGAGGTATTCGCGCTTCGCGAGGTTCTGTCGGAGAAGCTGGCCGGGGTAAAGACGCAAATCTCCGAGCGCGACAACCAGGGCGACAAGGCTACCAAGGTCGTCGAGGCTGCGGTCGCCAACGCTTTTGCGGCGGCAAAGGAGGTTGTCAACAAGAGCGAGGGGCAATTCAAAGAGCAGATCAATGGGATCACTTCTCAGATCAACACCATAACGAAAAACTATGACGACAAGATCGGCGGCATCGCAAAGTCCTATGAGGGACAGGTCGGCGACATCAAAGAGCGGCTGACCATAATCGAGAGCAAGACATCGATCAGCGATCCTTCTACGGCGATCACGCTGGCGAAGCTCGACGCAACGGTGGCGCGGTTGACATCGACCGGGGACGTCTCCAGCGGCCGCTCGGCTGGCGCGATTGCTTTGTGGGGGATCATTTTGGGATGCCTTGGTGCTGCTGTTTCGATAGGCACTCTCATCGTCGTCGCCATGAGCGTCATGAAGGCCCATGGCTAGGTGACGGCGTCGCCGGGCGGCTTAGTCCGCATCTCCTGGAGAATTTCGGCCAAGGCCTGACAGGTCAAGCTCCACGTCAACTCATCCCCCCGCATCAACGCGGCCACCAGACTTCGCCGGGCATTATCTATTAGTCTGCGTTCTTCCGGCGTTGCGGGACGGTAAGGGGTCGGGTTGCGGCCCTTAAAGCACTCGTAACACAGCCCCGTCGTGTTCTTACGCTGCCGAAGCATCCTTCCGCAGCGCACGCATGCCCGTCTTCTCATCCTGCCGTCCCTCTTGCCCTCGCTTGCCGGGCCGGCTATAAATCAACGGTGGCGCCCGGACATTCGGAGCGCTGCATGAGCGTCCTCCTTGGACGTTTCCTCCCAGTAGTCTCAGACTGGGCCGCGCGCGCAGCGGCCCATTTTTTATTCGCCGAGCAGGGCGTTAAGGTCGCGCACGACCTCGGTGCCAAGCATCGTGAGTACGAAGTCTCGGGCAAGCGCCCCACGAGTTATATTCCGATCGCGAGCTATGCGATCGAGCGCCGCGAACTGCTCGTGGGTCAGGTGGATCGAGACGTGACGTATCTTCCCTGTGGTCACCCTGGCGTAATCACCGCGATAGGTGCTTGCCGCCCGAGAGTGTGGGGCGCTCGTCATAGCGGCATCGGACCAGAATAGCTGATCGGGTGCGACGCTGGTGCGCGCACGAACACCAAGCCAGTCGTTCTCACGCGATGCGTTGCCCAACTGTCGGCGACAAGCACGCTGCGACCGTCATAAGAACCGGGAACGACCGGGGCGACATGCCGCCCTGGCCTCACGGCTGCATTTGCTGCTGCAGGCTCAACGTGGGGGAACTTCCTCCAATCATCCGCCCACCAGAGATTGACGCCCCTCCAGAACTGATCGACGACGCCGAGCACCTTCCACCCCGCCCAGCATCCGCAGGGACCGCCCATCGAGGCGGCCCGCCAGAAGCAAGCCGGCTTGCCGCCGCTCCCGACGTGAACAGGGTCTCGGTGCCTAACGTAGTGGCGCTGATGGTGATACCGGAAATGCCGCATCGCCAGATAGCGGCCGAAGTGAACGTGTCGGTGATAATGGTGTCGCAGGTGTCGGTAGCTCGCGTCTGCCTGGGAACTCAACATCGTGATGGCGGACGCAATAGTGCCAATGAGTAGTAAGACTCTCATTTCACCCTCTCTGTTCCGGCCCTTCAACGGGGCCGCCCCAAACCTATAGGGAAAAGTTTCCCTTGCGCAACCCGCAATTTTCCGTGTAGTTTTCCACAGGCTTTGTGGAGGGGGATCGAGTGTTTGCCATCCCGGTTTTCCTGATCGCCATTGCTGCATTTTTGGCACCAATAGCTCCGGTCCTTAGCGCCGTGGGCGCGAGCGCCGGGCTCTACGGCGACTACCAGCGGACCCACTCGGTCAGCGTCAACCGCAAACAGTTCAACGCCATGCGGCGCGACATCGCTAGCCTCAAGCGCGAGGTGGCGCAGTTGCGCTTGCTTGTTCGCAAGCAGCATGCTGGCGGCACAAAGATCGCCCATCGGAGACACCGAGTCAGATCGTAATCCCCGTAGTGTAGGAGTAGCGCAATGAGTGAGTATCTTTCTCGTCGGAAGCGTGACGTACTGATTGATCACCTCGACGGGCGTCTGGTCGTCATCCGCAACAAGCACGCCGCCGTTCTCAAGGGGGTAGAAGCCACCGAGTGGGAAAGGAATCGGGTATCCACGAAGAGCCTTGTTGGCGATGGATACCTGGAAGAAGTTGGCGACATTCACACCCAAATCACCCAGAAGGGGCGAGAAGCCCTGGCCGAGCTTCTGGCGGATCACGCCGAAGCGCTGATCCAAGCTGGCTGGGATGCAGAGGCCGTTCCGCGCACGCCTGCGATATGGCTCCATCTGATCGAGCGGAAGATCAAATCATCCTTCAGGCCAGGACCAGATACGGCGATGTCGACCTTGTCCTCGGCGGCCGGATCGACGTGAATCACGACGGCGTCCCATGTGTCGCCCGCGATCGAACAGTAGACGCATCGCTCGTTAATCGCGCGCAAATCAAGCCGCCTTTATCCTTGTATGGCTGCCACGGCTAAGATGCCTATGGCACCGACAAAAACAGCAATGGCAATACGGCGCATGACTTCCGGCCCTCGGTTAATCACAAGCTGGGTCAACGGGGCTTACTCAATTCGCGAGCGCGGAGCCACAGCTTACCTTCTGGTAGCGCCGTTCCAATTCCGCGATCTAGATTTGTGTAGTCATACAGGGCAACGATCTGGGCCAAAACCTGATAAGCTTCGCGAAGCTTCTTGGCTTCTACACCGTCCAAGACCGGCCTGTCGTCGCGAAGTTTTAGTACGGGGCCGGGGCTACTTTCCAAGTTTTCACGGCCGTGGCAGTGCGCCCCGGTCCCCTACGGCTGTCGCGACAGCCGATTTCTTCACCGGCAACCCTGAAGGCGCGGCCTCACACCGTGCTTCAGGGCGCCAGTTGAGGTCGGACGCACAGAGGAAGCGCCTCTAATCGTCCGGCGCGAGATATTCCCTTTGACACAGCGATCCATTGGAGGCAAGAGAGGCACCGAGGCTACCGGCGCGGCACAGCCGCACTCAATCGCACTCACCGAACCGTCATGCTTCTCCGATGTGGGCGGATGTTCTATGCGAGGTAACAGCTCTCATGCTCGTGTCAAATGCTGCTAGGCCCATGAGAGTGATCCGTCGGTGACGGCGGATTGCCGGCATAGAGATCGGTGGCGCTAAGATCGGTGTAGGGGAAGTGGCTCCCTGGTGCGAGGTGATGGCCGCTGCCGGTTACAGATTGCGTCGCCCAAATGAAGAATTGGTGGCTGCCTTTCTTAATCGTCGGCGTATTTATTTGCTGGCTGTGTGCCGACATTGTGTTTCTTTCCGTGAATTAGCGCCGGGCGCGCCCAGCGTCTTTGAAACGCACGCCAGTTAGATCCCGGCGCATGCTTCTCTTGGCTCTTAGTGTCCGGCCGCCACAGCATAGCGAACGGCGTGAACCCGATCGACATCAAGTCGGTAAGCCGCTTTGTAGCGGCGTCGAACGTGTCCTTGGGATAACCGATCAGACAGTACGATCGCAGACGATGGGATCGAGCGGTGAAGCCTGCTGCCAGGAGCTTGCTGGCGGCAACAGCCAGAGTCTCAAACTCGTCCTGGGGATCGTAGGCAAAGAACATATTCGGCCGGGGCGTCAGGCTCGCTAGCAGATCCACTTGGTAGTCCTGCAGCGATAGAGCTTCCAGGCCGCCGGTGAACTCGACCCTGCGCTTTTGCCGCCGTAACATTTGGAAAACCGCCTCGACGTGCGGGCGCGGGCAGGCGAGCAAGTTATCGTCGAGGATGTTCCAGGCGTCATGGATTGGCAGCAAGTTGACGGTCGGCCACATCTTGGGGACCTTGCAGAACCAGCATCGGCGCGGACAGCCCCGCGAGGTGATCGTGTAGCCGGGCTTGATGTAGCGGCCGGGGATAAATTCGAGGCTCGTGTCATTAAAGGCCACGCCGCCGATCTTCACGGGTGCCACCGACTTCCATTGTTCGGCAAGTCCCTCGGCCCGCGCCTTGTCATAGGTGAACGTGACCGAGACGTGCACCTCGTCGGCTTCATCGAAAAATCCAGGTGGTCCGAAGCGGACAAGATCGTCGTCCGGTGTGGCCTTTGTCTTTCGCGGGAAGACGCGGATCAGTCTCATTTTAGTTCTGGTTTAACTATTGTCTCGATCATTTGCCGGAGGCCCGGCGCTGGTGTTATCTCCATACAATCCAGGTTGACGTTTGTCTGCGCGGTATAAAAAGCCATGGCCTTCGCCGCCCTATGGATTGTTGATTCGGGGGTGGTGCCGCCGTGGTGCTTGCGCAAAATTTGAAGCGTGGTCCTCCCTTCACGCAAGCAATCATTGATGATCTTCAAGCAGACCTTCTCGTAGAATTTTTCGTCACCTGGGTCTATGTCGTCAAACTCGCGGGCGGCTTCCGAGAGGTCTTGTTGGGTGAACCTCATTTGTCCTCCCTCCCTTTGCGGCACATCTCGCGTATGAACATCGCCTCTTCGTTGTCACCATAGTCTGAGTCGCCACAGATCGCGCAGGTAAAGACTGGCACGGAGCAACCGCAGTCGTCGCCCTGGCCGCATCCGGCGTTGCAGCGGCCGACGTGGCGCATGTCGTGCTCGCGCTCGCATCCCATGATCTAGCGCCTATCGCAACGGGTGGCAGGAATCGTGGAGCAACGCAGCCCGCGTGGGTAGTCGGTGCCATATACGACAAAAGCGGTGCTGATGGTCCCGGTTAGTGCCGCGATGATGATGACAGCAATAGCAAGGCGTGTCTTGGCGTATTTCATTGGCGCTTCAATATCGCCACGGCGTGCTAACCCACTTGCAGATCCGCCCGACCGCAAAGCCGAAGAGCAAGCTTAACAGGCACCCAAGAGCGAACGCCAACGCAAATTCAAGTGGTGTCATGTGCATCTGTGTCTCCATTTTGATTTCAAAAGCGCCTGCGGGTTGGGGCACCATGCCCCCTTCCTCACGCAACCTTTGCAGATTTCGTCGGGCGAGGACGCGAAACCACCTCCCTCGTTGCCAACATCCCGTAGGCGCTTAAGTCGAAGGGGCGCCGTGTTGGGCGATATGCCCGTTCGACTCAATCGCGCCCGAACTCCCTGCTAGGGGTTTCACGGCGCCCCAAATGTTAAACTTCCTCATGCCGACGATCACCAAGCGGATCGATGCTTCGAAGCCGCGCCGCCCACGCACACTCTGGACACTGCGCACGTCTGGGCACACCTGCACTCGCCTTGCGGACCACCTTGTGTCCGCACTCAAGCTTGAGCCTGATCGATTTAGGCTGGTAGCCGGTGTAGCGGCAGGCGCCGACGTACTCGTGGTCGATGACCCAGCGGGATGGCATATTCGGATTCATAGCGAGGGCTCCCGATCCTTCGGGCGCTGAACGCGAGCGGCCTTCTTCGCAAGCCACTCGCGCTGCCGCTCGATGATTTCAACGAGGCTCAAAAACTCCTGCCGGTGCGCACCGATCAGTTTCTCGATAGCGACAAGCTCGCTCCTAAGACGGTCGCCACGATCATTGTGTCGCCGAAAATAATATGTTCCGCGCTCCCACTCGATCTCGCGCGCGAGAGCAAGGCGGGGATCGTCGTTCCAGTCACGCCACCGCGTCGCGGCATCGGAGCACGTCATGCAGGTCAGCATGGCTGTCCTTTGTCGGCCAAGGTCCTTCAGGCGCCGGTCGTACGTTTCCCGTGTAATCACGCGGTTCGCCTCTGTGAGACCGCATTCGGTGATGTCGGCCGAGTCCCGCCATGGCAGCCTCGGCCGCAGGATGTGGTCGACCGGGTCCTTCATGCCTCCACCCCGAAGATCGTCTGGTAGAGGTGACTGTCGTACTGCCGCCGGTACTTGCGGATCATCTTCATGGCGGCGGCAGCCTGCCGGGGCCGCAAGCTGGCCTGGGCGGCAAGCTCGCCCCCGAAGATTGTGTCCAGCTTCGAGAAGCCCACCCCGTTCTCGTAGCGAGCGTGATCCTCGTCGTAGGCCGCTACGGTCCGCAGGGCGGCGTGGATCGCGGCAATCCGCTCGGGGGTGAGGGTAGCCGCCACCTCATCCAACCGCGCTCTGCGATCGTCCTTGGCCTGCTGCTCGGCCATCTGCTCGGGAGCCAGCGGGACTACCGAGACCTCGATCTCGGGCCGCTCCTTCTCGGTGCCCTCGGTCTTCTGGTTCAGGGCCCGATCGATCACCTCCTGCTTCTGGACGACCATCTTCGCCATCCTGGCGTCCAGGCTGTCGTCGAGCACGAGGTGCTGCACCAGGACACACTCGGTCTGGCCGATCCGGTGCGCACGGTCCTCGGCTTGGCTGATCCGCGCCGGGGTCCAGTCGAGTTCCGCGAAGACCACATGGGAGCTTGCCGTCAGGGTCAGCCCCTCGCCGGCCGCCCGGATGTTGCCGACGAAGAACCGGATGTTCGGGTTGGTCTGGAAGGCGTCCTTGATACCGTCCCGCTTCTCCTGGGGCGTCTTGCCGGTGATCGAGACCACACCCTGGTCCCGGACCGCATCGCAGATCGCGTCGACGACGTCCTGGTGCCAAGCGAAGCAGAGAATTTTTCCGGTTGTCTCCTTGAGGTGCTCGATCACGTAGGGCACCTTCGCGATGGCGGTCTCGTGGCGGGCCTTGGCCATCTCCGAGAAGGCAATCCCACTTACCTCGTTCAGCGCCTTGACCGCGATCTTGTAGGCTTCCTCGTCGCCCTCGGCCTCGGCCCGCTGCTTCGCGGCGTTTGCTTGGGCGATCGCGTTCTCGGTCTTCTCGTAGACGTCCTTCTCCCGCTTGATCGCCGCCGTAATGGTCGCGTCGTCCTCGTCGTAGGTCAGCGGAACCACCTGCCGCCGCTTCGCGGGCAACTCGGTCAGCACCTCGTTCTTGAGACGCCGCACCATCACCGTCTCCCGCAGCCGCGCGTTCAGTTCGTCGAGCCGCGAGTCGCCGCTGGTGTCATAACCGAAGCCGTTGTACTGGGCTGCGCAGTAGCGCCGGGTGAAGCTCGACCAGGAACCCCACCGCTTCGGATCGAGGTTGTGCAGCAAGGGGTAGAGTTCGGCGGGCCGGTTCAGGATCGGCGTGCCGGTCAGCATCAGGCGCTTCCGCGCCGTCACCCCCGCTACGGTCACCCGCTTCTTGGTCTCCTTGTCCAGCTTGGTGCCGCCGAGCAAAGTCAAGGTCCGCTGCGCCGTGCGGGTCTTCATGTTGTGGCACTCGTCGTAGACCGCCAAGTCCCAGTCGGTGCTGGTCAGTACGGCCGCGTACCGGGTCACGATGTCGTAGTTGATCACATACCAGCCGTCCGGCTTGCCGGTGAACACCAAGCCCGGCCGGATGATGTGGACCGGCATGTCGGCCAAGGTCTGCCACTTGTTGATTTCGTTCCGCCAGTTCGCCAGCAAGCTCGCTGGCGCAACCACCAGGATTTTCTTCGGCGCCGGCACCATCGCATTGGCCACCGCGATGGCCTGGATGGTCTTGCCGAGTCCCATTTCATCACCGATCAGGGTGCCCGCGCGCGGCATCGCGTAGGCCACGCCGGCCTTCTGGAAGGGCATCAGGGCGAGGCCCTCGGGGATGGGGATTTCGATCGCCGCGTCGGTCGCCCGGCTGGCAGCCGCAGCCTGCTCACGATCGACCGCGCTCATGGTCGACACCCAGTGGGTCACCTCCCATCTGCCCTCGCCGTCGAAGTTGTTCTTGCCACAACCGAAGCCCGCAGCCTTCAGGAGGGGTTTGCGAGAGTTCCAAACCTCCCACCATTTATCTTTGATTTTCTCGGTAATCGGGGCGGTGCATAACTGGCGCTCGCCGAACTTGGTCATGACAATTTTGGGCTTGGAGAAGGCCAGCCCGACCTCGGTCTCCAGGCGCTCGATGGTCTCTGTCATTTTTCAACCCCTATGTCTTCCGGGGCTAAAAATATCAATCGGGAAAAACAGTGTCAAGGGGTAGAAGGGGAAAATCCGCCCCTTTTTTAACTGGCTTCGGCGTGGGGCACGGCTGGGCAGGGATTGGTGAGCACCTTGAACTCTTCCGGCATGACCAGCGTCGTTTTGCAATCGCGGTGTGTGCAATAATACCAGCGCGAGTAGTAGAACGGCTGCCGCAAGTGCCTCTCACGGATTTGGTCGTGCTCGCGGATTTGCGTCGGACGATGGCAGCGCGGGCAAGGCGGACCATATTCGCCGACGACGATGTGGTGCTTGTGTTTTTTGCTCATTACAATGCAGCGGCCTTCCGCAGCATGGCCACGACCTCGGCCTTGGTTCGTCCTGGCACGTCGTTCCACAAATGGACATAGCGCGTGCTAACAAGCCCCGACAGTTTATTGCAGAGGGCGCTTCTGAGAACGTAAGAATGCGGGCACGCTAAAAACAAAGCTCGCGAGACGCAAACGGGGCCGGGCTTGTCGGGGGTGCCGGGTTCTTCTGCCGTGCCCTGGCACCAGCCCCTTTGCTCGATAAGGTCAATGGCGTCGAGGCACACTTGCGCCTGCGTCCTGACCGAGACCCAGGCAGCGGCTTGCGCGTTTGCTGGCTTGCATTGCGGGTCAAAAAACATTGATCACCTCGCGCTCAACCTGATCGGACATCGGGGGCTTACTCAAAACCCCGGCACGCCAAGCGCGGCAACTCTGACTACTTCGGCTTGCAGGCGCTCGTTCTCGTGCAACAGGTCCGAGGCCGCCTTTGATATTTCGGCCTTGTCAGCCTCAAGCCGATCGATCTCATCGGCGGCTTCCACCATCAGCTGGCTGCCGCGCAACCGCAGCCGCTCCACGAGGCTGTTCATGATACGTAGACTCCTTGGGTTATGAAGGTGTGGTACGACACCCACAGGTGCCCATGGTTATCCCAGCGCCATGCTCGCTTGTCGAGCTTCCCGCTCTCGCAGATCGCGCGGATGTCGGCGTACTGCGGAGCTTCGGGCAGGATCTTCACCCGAGCCCATTGGCCGGGGTAATCGTCGGCTAGACTGTACTCGCTGAAGCCATCACCCATCTTTTCCTCAGTCTGGAGAAGTTGCGCATGGGGGGTCTCGCACGATAGGAATGATCCGCCAGTCAGACCCAAAATCCCCATGCCTGGAATTGATATACTCCCGAGCCTTATCCTCTGACGAGAACACAGCACGTATCCAAGGCTCATCGTTATCAGTATGAACCACCAAATACTCATATTCCATGATCACTACCTCTCGATAGGTGAGGGCTGCGCCTACCGCGCGAATTACGGTCATGGGCACAGCCCTCTAGCGGGCTTCTGATCGCTCCCACTATCGCCACCGCTTCATGAGACGGTGTGGTGGGCAGCGCCCGCTAACTTGTTGGCTTGGCGGGCCATGGTCCAGTTCTAAGCACCTGCATGGCGTGCGCCGCGTTAAGGGCGGCCTGGGTGAACCGCATGGCGTCCGTTGAATCGCTTGCGGTCAAGGCCCTGTCTACGAGCTTGTGGACTTTTTCGTTATCGTTCACTTCGGTCATCGGGTTCTATCTCCGATAGGTGGTGGCGCTTGTTTGGTGTTTCAGCGGTGCGCCAACCTAGCCCGCCGTTACCTCACTGAACGCGACTAATTTTGATTTGGCAAACGCGCTCGCCCTCCGCGGTTGGGCGGTAATGTACGAGATGATCGTTTTCGCGCTCAGCCAAACCCTGCGCGCAAAGCTTGTCGCATTGTTCGAGCAATTGATCTGGCGGCGAGGACCACCCTTCAAAACCCGCCTCGCGCTCCGCTCGCGCGGCCATGATCAATCCCGCCAAGACCTCGTCGTCAGTCATTGAGATACCGAAGCGAAGAGGCAGCGCACACCAAGCTTGAACATCTCCCACTGGCTCATGCGCCACTGCATCCTCGTCTCCGGGTTCAGATCCTCGATGAACAATACGCCGCCCAAAAAGCGTATGCGAGGGCCGGTCGGGTGCCAAAACAGGGTCATGAGACTTTCGCCTCCAGAAGCCTGCGCGCGCGATCGTGAGCGGCGCGGTAGGGCTGTACGAGCGCGCGGACGACGGTGGCTAGCTCGGCATCGTTCGGCGGCCAGTGCGGGTTGATAACGCCAGCGGCAGCCTTCCCGCAGGTCGCCTGGATGGCCCAGGCCGGGAACTTCCGCAGCACCCCGAGCGTGATCATGACCGTGGTCGCTACCGTATCGCCCTGCTGGCGCATCGACCGGAATCCGGCAAACATCGTACCCAAGCACGCCTCTAAATCTGTTCGGTCGTCCGGGCCGTAGGGTTCAATCACGGGGTCGAGCGCCGCCTTGCGCGCCTCAATCGCATCTCGTTCCTCCGCCGACAACGGCCGGCGTATCTCGATGTCACCGTTATTTTCCCGGAAACAAACCAGCGTCTGGAACTTCCGGTCCACTGTTGGGTCGAAGATCGGCGGCAGTTCGTCTGGATCGGGCCTCGTGTGCTTCACGAGTTTTTTCGAGGGCGTAGTCTGCGAAGGTTTTACGTGCTGCAGAACCTGCTGTACCGGATTGCCGATGGTGTCCATTCACCAATCCTCCCTTTTTGTCCGCCCGTCTCCGCAGGAAGCCATCGAACGTCGCGTTCCAGTCGGCCTTGCGAGCTATCTGCCGGTTCGAGTTCGCCGTCGCCCACTCACGCATCCGGTCCGCGTCGTCTTGGATTTCAAAGTCGGCCAAACCAAGGCGGTGCCCGAGTGCGATCGAACCGATGCTCGGTTGCCAGTCGGCTGGTAGCGTGGCCCCCCGGTTCCGAGGTTCCTTTTTCGATGGCGACTCCTGGCGCGCGCTCGCCCCCCCGGAGGGGGGTAGGGGGGTTCTTTCTTTCTTTCCTTCTTTATCTAAATCTGAGTCTAGAATCTGCATTGCAACCGCATGCGTCTGCAATGCGGATGGTATGCGGCCCGCATGCCCGTTTTGTTGAATCTGTTGAGCTTTTTCCCATCTTGCGCGAGCTGCCTTTTCAGCCGCCAATTTTTTGGCCACAATTTGGTTTTCGCGCTCCTCTAAAAGAGCGTTTGCGATCGGGTTGAAATAACCCTTATCTATCAACAAAAGGCGGTTGCAGGCGCATAGCGTATGCAATGCGTTCGCAGTCACGCGCTTTGCAAGCCCTGTGCGCACCGCAATGGCGTCGACGCTGTCCGGACAGCAGGTGCCATTCTCATAGATGCGTAGGAGGACGATCAGGTAGACGAGCTTCTCGGGCGCTGGCATGCCGGCGAGGGCCCCAAGGAGTTTTGTGGGAAAGCATTTGAACCACGGGAGCTTGTCTGCCATGGGCGTTCCTCCGCCTTGTGTGCGTCACGCTTTGTCCCCGCTATCCTTGTTCCCCCACAGGATTTCTGAAGCGGGTCGCGACTCAAACGTCGCCAGTAGATCCCTCCATGATCGGGCGGTTGCCCGCAAGCCGCGTGCTTCGGCTATTGCGATTCGTTGTTTAATGTCACGGATGGCTGCGGTCTTCTGGGGTTCCGTCATGATGCCATCTTAGAGGCGAGCGGACTGACTCTTAGCCTCCTCGCACTCGTTCCATGAAAGCAGATTCGCAACCAGGGTGCAGCCAGCGCAGGAAACTCCCGACGAGAATCTCGCGCTCAGTGCCGTCGTGCGGCTTGTTGCATTGGTGGCAAGTGCGGACGGCTGGCGAAAGTGTGTCGATTGTGCTGACTTCGGGAGGATAGATCGTAA